GTTGGCCGTCATAATGGCCAGGCCGCTGGACAGGTTTTCCACGTTCACCTTGTAGGCTGCCGCCAGCGGGATGACCCGGCCCATGCTGGCCGAAAGTTCGTCTACGCTGGTTTTGCCCAGGTTCTGGGTGGTCAGCAGCACGTCCGAAACATGGGTCGCTTTGTCGGCACCCAGGCCGTAGGCGTTCAACGCCGTGGTCAGGATGTCGACCGCCGAGGAACTGCTGGTAAAGCCCGCAGCAGCCAGCTTGGCGGCCTGCCCCGCAAAGGCTACGGCATCGCCGGTATCTTGCCCGGCACTGATGGCCTGGTAGGTGGCCTCGGCCAGGTCACCCGCCGCAATGCCCATCGTGCCGGACAGGTCAGAAATCTGTTCTTTCAGCTCCCCAATGGGCACTTTGGTGGTATCGGCAATGGTTCCCACCTTGGCAACCGCCGTCTCAAAGGCGCTGCCCTCGGTAAAGGCGGCCTGCAGCATCTTGCCGATGCCCGCCGCCGCAAGGATCTTGCCCACTGCGCCGATCAGGCTCTTGCCCAGGCTCTGCCCGGCAGTAGCACCCGCAGCGGTTACTTCCCCGCCCAGCGCTTCACTGATCTTGCCGCCGATGCCGGTGGCCGAGGGGATGATCTCAACATAGGCTTTCGCCAGTTCGGTTTTGCTTGCCATGGCATCAGCCTCCCTTCAAAATTTCTGCTTTGGCTGCTTCAAACTCGGCAGCCGTGGCAAAGCCTGTCACCTTGCGGCGGCGGGCCGTGCCCAACAGGGTATCCAGCACCGGGGCAGGGCGGTTGCGGCCATGCTGGGCGTCTTTGGTCTTGCTCCACACCAGCAGCTGCAAACTGTCAGCCATCGCACCCAGCAGCAGCGTGTCGGTCGTTATCGGGGCATGGTTCAGCGCCATGCAGGTGCGGCTTGTCTCCCGCAGGCCCCCGGCCAGGGTGGCCGCCAGCGGCAGCCCCAGGGCGCGCCAGTCCAGTACATGGTAGGTTTCCGCCATGTCGCACACCAGCTCGTCCGGGGCCAGCGCTGCCATCCGGGCCAGGGTCAGGAGTTTTTTCCCGCTTTGTAATCCAGCAGGATCTGCACAAAGTCGTTGGCGACAGCCTCGCCATCGACAATGCCGTCCTCATCGCGGTGGAGGTCGTACAGCTTTTTCTTCAGGTCTTTGCCCAGCAGCAGGTTCAGCGCATCGCTCAAACCGGCATCGCTGCCGCGCTCCACTTCCACCAGCGCGTCCAGCAGTTCCATGTTGTGGATGCGCTTTTCCGGGATGGCGTAAACAAAGCCGCTTTTTGTCTTGCCGGTGATCATGCCGTTTTCTCCTTGATGTACTCGTAGTGGGTGTTGCCGTCCTTGTCCGGCGTGGCGGTGATGGTAATGTCATACCCCAGCGCTTCCTCATCGGCGTAGACGATGTCGTCCATCTTGGTGATCTTGGCTTTGGGCACGACCACGCGCTTCAGCACGCCGTTCAGGATCAGCTCCACCACCCAGGCCTTGTCCTCGGCAGCGCTGCTGTTGGCCTTTACGGTCAGCCCGTCCTTGAGGGTGCCGGTCACGTTGTCATCGCCGTATACGGTTTTCAGCACGTCAGGGTTCAGCGCTTCCAGCAGCTTGAACTGGAAGGTGTCCGACTTTTCTTTCTGGTAGGTATGCACGGTATCGCCGCCCCAGGCCTTGATCTTGTCACCGTCCGGGCTGTTCGCGTTGGTCAGGCCGTCCTCGCTGATATAGCCCATGCACACAAATGCTTCATTCAAAGCGGTGGTGGCATCGGTGGGCAGCGTAGTGTCCAAAGGCGCACGGTACACTGCGCCGCCGATCTTGGGCTTACTGGTGGTTACATTTTTGGTGTCTGCCATTACAGGCTCCTTTCCCGTGTCCAGTGTGGACACGCGGTTATTCGTAATAAGTCACCGCAAACACCGCCTGGTAGCGGTATTTTTTGGTTTCGGTATCGGTAAAATTGTAATCGCGCTCCAGCTTGCAGGCCCCCACCTGGTCAAGCGTGGGCAAAGCCAGCATGGCTTCGATCACGGCATCGTCCAATTGTGCTGCCTGTAACAACGTGGGCGCATAACTCTGTACGGCCAAAGTGGCGCGGCAGATGTAATTCTGCCTGCTGCTGCCGGTTTTCTCCAATACGACAAAAGTGCCGGAGGCTCCCTCCGGCACTTCCATCGTCACAGGAACACCCAGCCGGTCGCGCAGATAATCCAAAACAGTCGTTTCGATCATCGCAAAGCCTTTTCTATGGTGTTGTTGCGGTAGTTGTCGCGGCGGGCCTCAGCAGTCTGGGGATACACGGTGGCAATGGCGCGGGTCTCTTTCTGCATGCTGTCCACAGCGTAGCCTTCCCCGCAGCGGGCGGCAATCTCCTCGGCGTGTTCGGTGCAGATGGCCTGCATCTCCTTGCTTTTCAAAAGCCGCCGCACCCCGGCACGATTCAGTTTGATTTTTGCAACCTTAGCCATACCGTTCCACCTTTACCTGTTTGTTCCATGCCAGCGGTACAAGGCTTTCCATGCCCTGCACCACATCGCCGTAGGTGCGGAACTTCTGCCCGAAAAACGCCACGGTCACGTTGTGCCAATCATGGCTATCCCCTTTTGGCAGGGCCAGCGTGTAGGCCAGCCGCCTGCCCGTCAGGGTCAGCTCGTTCACGATGGCAGCGGTGTCCGGGGCACCAACCAGCACATTGTGCACGGTCACGGGCGTTTCTTCATACACCGGCGCATGGAAAGCATCCTCGCCGGTCTGGTGCTTCTCGTACAGCACCACATCAATCCCCCGAAGCATCGCAAAGCCCCTCCACCGGGCTGGCCGCGCCGATGCGGTTGCCCGCACCCAGCAGCTTTTTTTCCAGCTTAGAGAGG